TAGTAGACTATGCAGACGGCGTAATAAGCTATGTGGTGAAATTCAGAACCCGGCACTATCTCGACGTGCCGACATAAATAAGGAGGCAAATATGGGAAAGAAAAAAGAGAATGAAGAGATAAAGGGTATGGAGGATAGGGTCAGAACGGGTGAAACAGTATATGTGGACGCTGAAGGTAATATAATTGAGGCACCCGTAGATAAAATAGAAGAAAAGGAGGTAGAAGAAAATGGCACTTATTGAAGCAAAGACACAAATAGCGGCAAAAGTTGAAAGCGTTGAAGGAACTGCTGAAACCCTTTCTGCAAGTGATGCATTTCTTGCGGCTAATGTAAAATTCACGCCGAACTTAGCAATGGGTGAGCGGAAAAATGTATCAGCATCTCTTTCACCCTGGGCACCAATCCCGGGAGTAAGAAGTGCAAAACTGGAGTTCGATGTGGAGTTAAAGGGTTCGGGAACAAAAGGAACAGCACCGGCCCTCGGTAAGCTCCTCAAGGCATGTGGATTGGGCGAAACCGTAGTATCAGGAACATCAGTCACCTATGCTCCTGCCTCATCAAGTATCAGTTCTTTAACCCTCGCTGCATACCAGGATGGGGTAATAAAGAATATCTGGGGAGCTCGCGGAAATGTGAGCTTAAAGCTTGAGAACGGTGCTCCAGGATGGCTCCATTTTGAATTCACCGGTTCTGATTTTTCCGTGACCGATGGGGCAATGTTTACATCTGGCGTAACATACGAATCCACCAAGCCGCCGGCATTTTTATCCGCAACGCTCACAATAGACAGCTATTCCGCCCTCATTGGGTTGCTTGAAGTCAATATGAACAATGAAGTCAACCTGAGGAAAGATGTCAACTCTCAGAGCGGATATAAAAGTGCATTGATAACAAACAGAAAGCCCACCATGACCATAGATCCTGAACAGGTGTTAGCGGCAACATACGATTTCTACGGTAAACTCCGCTCAGGCAATGAAGGCTCATTATCCCTCGTGCTTGGCAGCGCAACAGGCAATATCTGCACCATCACAGCATCAAAGGTGCAGTATACGGGCATATCCGACGATGTCCGTGACGGTATCCGTGTCTTAGGTATCACCTGCCAGCTCAACCGCTCCAGTGGCGACGATGAAATCTCGATTGTATTTACATAAGAGAGGTGGGCGCATGGACAAAAGAGAATATGAATATCAAATAGACAACAAAACTTATGTTCAAAAGCCGCTCGTACTGGGACAAATAGAACAGCTATCAACTCTGTTGAACGGTCTTGAGATAAAAACCGATATGCAGCCCGAAGATATTATCTCTGTTTTAAAAGAAAAGATACCTCAAGCGTTGGCTATCGTTCTTTGCGAAAAAGGAGAGAAACTGAAGGACAAGGATATAGAGTCTTTTGCTAAGGAACTCAAATTTGCAATCGATCTCGATCTGACAATGGATGTAATCACCGATTTTTTCGAATGCAACCCGATAGTTTCTCTTTTGAAGAAACTACGGGATCAAGCGGAAAAAATCAAGGCAACGATAACGGGGTCGAATGGATAGATAACATTTGCGTTATCCTTTCAAGCGGGGATATTACGAAACACGAGAAGATCAAATGGGGCTATACGATGAAACAATGTGTTCCGTACCTGGATTACCAAACGAGACAGGTCATGTTCAGAGAAGCGGTGCTGGCATTTCTGGGCGTGAAGGAAAGCAAGCTTAAACAAAAAGAGAAGAAAGCCAAACCATGCAGAGTATCCTCGGCGTGCAGCATGTGCAACAAACAATGCGGTGAGAGGGTGGGATAACATAAAACCGTTGAGTCATAAGGATTGTAAAAATGCCTGATAATAAAATTGAAATTATTCTTGAAGCGATCAGCAAGGGTTTCCCTGAACTCAGCAAGAAGGTGGACGGTATTCGTGATGACCTTGCAGGCCTGAAAAGTGAAGCCGGGAAAGTTCAGGGAGGAATAGGCAGCCTCATCAGGGCATTCGGCGGCCTTGCCATTGCCACCGTAATTTTCAACGAAATAAAAAATGCGGCAAAGGAGTCTCTCCGGTTTCTCGGCCAGATGGAGACATCGACGCTGGGGATTGCATCTGCCTATATGGTGGGCGGCAAGTATATAGATCAAACCACAGGCAAGGCGTTGGAGGGGGAAAAAGCATTAAAAGCGGCGCAGCAAGACGCAAAGTCAATGCTTGACGAACTACAGGTTGCAAACCTCCAGACAATTGCCACCCTCGATCAATTAGTGCGGGCTTATCAGGAAACGCTTCCGGTTGCTATGGCAAAAGGATTTGATAAGCGGATGGCAAAGGACTTTACTGTCGCAATGGTTCAGGCTGCGGGAGCAATCGGATTGCCGCTTGAACAGATGGGAGAGGAAACCAGATCGATACTCACCGGCAACATCAACCCTCGAACATCACGTATAGCAACTGTTCTTGGTCTGAGAAACGAGGATGTAAGAAAGGTTGAAGGGGATGCGAACAAACTCTTCACCTTCCTCATGGAGAAGCTCGATGCTTATAAGGTTGCCGGTATAGAATCCCAGAATACTTGGGCCGGGCTATGGAGTAATACAAAAGATATAGCCCTCCAGGTAGGGGGTCAGGTGTTTCAACCTCTTTTTGACTCGATCAAACAGGGGTTATCTGAGATTACGAACAACATCGTTACAATTAATCAGGAAACAAAAAAAATTGAATGGAACAAGGATTTCCTGAAGTCCATCGAGACGTTTAGGGATTTTATAACAGAGATTATCGCCGATGTGCGCAGACTGGCGATGCTCCTTGACAAGATAGGAGGCACCTTAACCGCAATACCCAGGCTTGTCGCCCAAGCCATTAATTACACTTTTTTTCTTGGCCAATTCAAGGGATTAGATAAAGGGACTCAGAAGTTTGTCGAATGGAACAAGATGTTTGAAGAACGGTATAAAGCCAACGATAAAGCCCTTATGGATACGGCCATGCGGAGAGAAGGCTTTAAACCGGCTACGCAGGAACAACTTGCACAATTGGACTATGCTACTCCCGAAGCTGCTGGTCTCATGAGGGTTGTTTCTGAGCTCGGGCAGGTTCTTTATTACTATAAAGAGATAAACAAAGAAAAAACAGGTTACAAGACAAACCCCCAAAAACAAACAGAAGAACAGACTAAAGCTATTGAAAACTGGCAAAAAAAGCTAAGGGATTTGCAAACCGATATTAATAAGGCATCTTATCTCTCTGATGATGTGTCTGACAAAATTCTCGACATTGAAAACAAATACAAAGACCTGGTTCAGGAAGCGGACAGGTCTATGAGAGAACATGGCGTAAAGCTTGACAAGAACCTTCTCGAACCGTGGAAAAAGGCAATGATCGCCCAGGCCCAATGGGAAAAACAGTGGAAACAATATGAAGAGGCCCAAAAGAAACGAGAAGAGGGAGAAAAGAAATACAAGTCTCTCGTAGAAGAATTACAGACCTCAACCGGCAACGAGCAGGAAAACCGCATTCAGAAAAGCATTCAGGAAGAAACAAAGCTTACAAAGGAGCTTGTGGATATATGGTCTTCCACGGAAATGACCTATGAAGAATACCAGATGCGCCTTGCCCAGATCGAGGCAAAGGGTGCCCGTGAACGGGAGAAGATAAACGAGGAATTTAATCTCGCTATCCTTGAAGCGGAATCAAGGCGAAAGCTTGCCGTCCTTGATATGGCGGAAAAAGAGATGTCCATGCCAAAAGCAGACATCACCAAAGGGCGCATAGAAGAGCATACAAAACTTCTCGAAGCTTATGTCAAGCAACGGGAAAAGGCCATAGAGAGAAATGATCTTACCGCCCAGTTTCAGGCCGAAAGCAGAATCGATGAAACCAGGGCAAAGATAAACGAACTCACCATGACGGTTAAAGAACTTACAGGAAGCTTCGGGGAAGGGTTTGGTCGGGGGCTCACAGAGTTTTTGTGGAATGTAAAGACATCGTTTCAAATGGCCAAAGAAATCGCCACCGAGACCGCTACCGCCATGCAACAGTCCTTCAGTGACTTCTTTTTTGATGCCTTTGAAGGGAAATTAAAAAGCCTTGCAGACTATTTGAATAGCTTTCTCTCGAGCGTGAAGCGTGCCCTTGCCAATGCCTTAGGGCAACAGGTTACAGGTGCAATAGTTGGGGGAATAGGAAATCTTGTCGGTGGGTTTTCTGGCAGTTCGCCTTCAATTGCAATGGATTATGAGACGGGCATCGGATATACACTTTCAAAAACATATGTTGCAACGCCAATCCAGCATGGGGGCGGGTTTCCCCATGAGGCAAGGCAGTTTAGATTAATCCCTCGATTTCATACAGGTGTCGGGCCTGATGAGGTTTTATCTGTAATTAGAAAAGATGAGGCGGTATTTACGCAAGGACAATTAAAAGCCCTCGGTAATGCCATAGCAAAACCACCAAACATTAAGATAGAAATTCACAATAATACAGGCCAACCTATAAAAGTAGAACAACAGAATGTAAAAGTCAATCCATCTGAGGTAATAGTCCCTGTTGTAATAGATGCCATAAAAAGAAATGTGGGGGGTGTAAGAGATATCCTTGGAGGTAGATAATGAATTCTTTAAACGATGCCTATTCTTCGGGGCCTGCATACCCCATAAAGGAAGATTATTATAAACCTGTTGTCCGCACTGAATCAGAAGGGAATTATGTTCATACTCGACCGAGGACATCACGGGGTAGAAACAGATGGACGCTCAAATGGGAATACATAGACGACACAGATTATCAAAATCTTAAAGGCTTTTTTGATGAAAATCAAGGGTCTGCATTCTCCTGGACAAATCCTATAGATAGCACAACCTACACGGTAATGTTTTCAGATGATACTTTTAAAGGCGAGGCAGTGTCCCCTGGATATTGGAATGTTGAATTAAACATAGAGGAATTATAATGCCCCTTATCTTATCTTCAGACATACTTAGAGAAAAAAATAAACTTGAAGATGGTGGAGTTTTTATTGTCCTGCTTGACATTGATGTCCCTGGACTTGATGACCACATCAGAGTAACAAGTGACAGTGTTGAAACCGTATGGAATGGTGATACTTATGTGCCATTTCCTTTTGAATTAGATGAAATTTCAGACACATCAAAAGGTGAAGTGCCACAGGTTCAGTTAAGAATATCCAATGTTACAAGGGCGATAGAAGCATATATCCAGCAGTATGATGAATACTGCAAAGAAAATGGATATTTGCCAATTACTGTTTATATCTATGTTGTCCACAGTGAACATCTTGACGAAGAAGACCCGATTGTTGAGCATGTCTTTGAATTAAAGCAGCCTCAAACAACTTCTATGTGGGCTACTTTTACATTAAGTGCAACAAATTTATTTATGAAGCGTTTTCCTTTATACAGGATGCTTAAAAACAGGTGCAGATACAAAACATTTAAGGGAACACTGTGCGGTTATTCTGGTTCTGAAACTACCTGTGACAGAACACTTGCAAGATGCAAAGAATTAGGAAACTCCTGTAGATTTGGTGGTTTTCCAGGGCTTGGGAGAGCACCTCTCTATGTTTAGTATCAGGGACTTCATAGGCTGTCCTTTCAAAGATGGTGCAAGAGGAGAAGAAATAGACCCTGTCACAAAAAAACCATTCTTCGATTGCTATGGTCTGTTTCTGGCTATATACAAGTATATTTACGGGATAGAGTTACCTGATGTTATCGTTTCCTGTTTCGATGTGGAAAACATCAACAGGCTTTACAATATCAGAAAGAATGAATGGATAAAAATTGAAACACCTAAAGAGCCATGTGCGGTAGCCATTCATTTTGATATGCAGAATAGAAGGTTGGTTAATCATTTCGGAGTATATATCGGTAATGGCAGATTTATTCATACAACAGATAAAACAGGCAGTATCATAAGCAGCATTTTCGACAAATTCTATTCAAGACATATAGAGGGATTTTATAGATATGGAAAATAAAATCACCATAACATATATAAGAAACCCTTTTAAGCCCATTGAATCTCAAGAAGTGAAGCAGATAGAGGCATTACAGCCTTTATCAATGCGTGAAATAGTAAGACACTATTATCCTGCTCCTCTGGATACAGGCTTTGATGTTGCTGTATCTGTAAATGGAAGGATTTTAGAAAAACATGAAATAAATAATATAAATATTAATCCTGGTGATTATGTAGCGTTTTGTGTTGTGCCACAGGGCGGGGGCGGTGGAAACAA